TCTACTGATAGATAGTTACCACCATCCATAGCAAGACAAGCATTACGACTACGCCACTTATACTGATCACGTTCGCGGATTAGATCGTGAATAAATGTCTCACCTTCAGTACCCTTCTCGGGTCCGTACAACAGAAGATTATAACATGAAGCACAGATACTTGGACGAGGGCCACCCGTATCAACTTCACTTTCGCATCCCTTAACCATACAATAAGCTGAATCAATCATATCAGATTTCCTTTATACTTGGATGATAGAAATGCCACATAATTGTTGGGCATCTCACTTAGCTTGGTAAGTTCGAATCTACCACAGAACTTGAGGAAATGAGTACCAACACCACCAATTTCCTTAGGGATCAGTTGCTCACGAATAGTAGCATCAACGGCCTGCCTGATCTCGTCAGGCTGAGCCTTCAGATCAATTAGTACACGATTACGCTCATAGTCGTCCAGTACACGATGTTCAACACCATCATGGTCTACCCAACGCTGTAGCATGAGATTGTTCCAACTGAACCCCTTGCTGTTTCGATCAGCATAAGCCTCAGTTAGCCCAACCTTATTCTTACTGCCCTTTGTACGTACACCAGGATAAGCACTAAACACATTGTCAGTGGGATCTCCTCGCATACACTTTTCAAACAGGATCCAGTCTGGAGCCTCTAGTAGCTTATGCTCGCCTGTCTTCTTATCCTTTACAGGCTTGCCAACATCGTCAAAGTAACCATTCAGTGTGATCAACTGATTGGTGATGCCATTAAACTGACTCACATTCTCAGCAATCAACTGATAGAAGTCTGTGTCACTGCTAACAATCACATGTTCATCATCTGGATGATTTGCAATCCAGCGAGCGATAAGATCATCTGCTTCGGCAGTAGGATGCCGCAGTACTGTAGCATTAGTCTTGTCATTAAGGTAGGTTACGAACTGATCGTAAGCCTCCCAGAACATCTTGTCTTCTTCCGCTTCTGTTACGGTCATCTGGCTTCGTGTGTCTGCACGATTGCGCTTGTATGGCGCATAGTAATCCTTGCGCCAACTACGACCTTCCAACATGAAAACTACATGGTCTGCATTAAACTGTCTCCAGGGCTTGAGTACGCTACCCAACGTGATATGGAATGCTAGACCAACTTTAGTCCAAGCATCCGTACCACGAGCGGCAATATAACGGCTGCGGAAAAACGTATTTGCGGTATCAATTAATAGGTATTTCATGTGTTAATAGTAGCATATAATATTAGACGTGTCAACTGACTTCAGTTCGCCCGTTGCCAAGGTTCTTACGCTTTACCCATTCGTTCTGTTGTTGGTCCAATTCATATGATTCAAGGGCCACATGACGACAAAGATCGCTGAACCATTGATCTACAATCTGATTGTCGTCCTTACCTCTATAACCATTCTGGGTCAGAAAGGTAACAAAGTGCTGGTTCCAGTCGATCTCAAAACTGCCCATTTTTGGATTTTCCGGATCCACATCGAAACTAACGACATCCACCCAGGGCTCACCTTTGAATGTGGCTTGCTCCTTGGGACTCATTAGTTTATCAATAGGTGGCATTTCTTTTTTAAAGAACTTCTTAATTGCATTAAACATATTAGGTACCCCATGCGTTCTTATATAGTGGAACCTGAATACGTGGACTAAACCTGTATCCATTGTCCCTGCAAAAGTCTGCCACATTGCGCTCATTTAGTTCATAAGTCTGATTGGTACCACCAACAGGCATTAGATAAACAGGAATGTCAACTTCAGCATCCTTATACGCTTGTACTGCACGATTTACTTCATCAATGTCTGCTTGCTCAGAGACTACAAACTTGAAGTAACAGATGCTAAATGGCACATCAGTATACTTTACTACTACATCTGGCTTAATAGCATCCTTCCACTTTTCACCGCTGCTGTTTGGTAGTTTAGCAGAGATAGAAAAGGTTACTGTTAGACCACCACTGAGTACCTCATCAGATAGAACTTCCATGAATTCATCACTTAGTTCCTGAGTGCCGTTGGTCTCAAATGTTACATGTTCCAGCCCCATATCACGCTCACGGATTTCATCAAACAGAGCAGGGTAGGCTTTTTGCCAACCAAGTAGTGGCTCACCACCTGTAATGATTAAATGCTTATCACGACCAAACCTACCACCAGGTAGTAGACGCTGCATCTCATCAACAATGGCAGGAATCTTCAGTACAGGAGATAGATCCTTAAACCGTGGATCCCATGATGCATAGCTATCACAGCCTGTATGCACAAGAGGTAGGTCTTTATAATCGGCATAGGCTGTGTTTTTGTGAGCAAAGGCAATAGTATCTCGCTCAGTAGACTTTTCACCTGCTGGCATACCGAATCCGCCACATGTGAAATTACATCCGAATGTACGTAGGAATACTGATGGTACACCCACGTGATAGCCCTCACCTTGTAGGCTATAGAATAGTTCACTAACTTTAATCTTCGTCATTTAATTCCTCGTTGTATTCGTAACATGAAAAACCTGCCTGATGTTCCCAAGTCAATAAACCTTGACGTGGAGCACCTGGTTTAGAGCATACTCCCCAGTCAGTATCCCATGATTCATATTCATAATTGTATAGTGGAACAAACCACTTGCATCCCATACTACAGTCTGCATATGATTCATTGGGGTCGCTCCATCGTTCCACCTTACCACCATAGTCGGTGTAATCGGTTTCCAAACGAATGCAAACTATCCAGAACTGGTCTTGAGTCATTTTTCCTCTATTGAATCTTAAACTTTACATATTCAGTAATAGCATCTGCTACATCAATGTCGCAGTATTTTTCAAATCCCATGAATCCAGGATTAGAGTTTGCTTCACATACGCGGAAACCACGCTTATCAAACAATAGGTCAACACCGGCTATATCTAATCCTAACACACGAGCAGTCTCTCGTGCAATATATTCTATCTCTTCGGTTAGTTCATACTCTGAGCCCGTGCCACCATTTGTAATATTGGCACGGAAATCACCTTCAGGTGCAGTACGTTTCATAGCACCAAGTACTTTGCCACCTATGACCAGTACACGCAAGTCTTCTCCCGGGTACTCTCCTAGATATTCCTGCACAATCATAGTTTTCTTATTGCCTAAGTTATTAATAAACTCAATAAGTTTACGATAATCGCGTTTCTTTTCGCAAAGATAAACACCCTCTCCGTATGATCCAGTGACCAATTTTACCACACAAGGGAAACCAATGTTGTCAGCAACCAGTTTGTCCTCTATGGGCATACGCACCATCATGGTATTTGGAATAGCAATGCCAGCGTGACTTAGTATCTGACTACTGCGAAGTTTATCTTTAACAATTTCGATGGGCAGGCTTCCATTAATGCATGTTACACCAGCTTGTTCGAAATGTCTAATAACTGCCAATTGAAACGGTGAGATGCCAGCGCCCAGCCTTACTAGAACTAGATTGGGTAACTCCAGATCCTGTCCTTCGTATTTGATGCCTTCGCGAATATCTCTATTAACAATGATATCAAAATTATCAGGATGACACATACGTGCAGGTACTCCCTTTGAAGCAAATGACTCTAAAAGTCTATTTGATTCATATTCATTTCTTTCCAACTTGGTCAGTATTATTACACTCATTCAAACAGATCCTCGTTCCACTCACGATGTCCTTCACGGAATGCCATGTTGCTTTGTGTTTCACGTACTTCCACACGATAGCACCAAAGGCGTGCTGCTTCGCTGGGACCCCACATGTCTGGGATATAAACTCCATTAACATACTTGTACAGCATATCTGCAAGACTTTCACAGCCCAGCTTGGGCAGGATAGTCAGCTTGGCCATCTTCTTTTCCTGTAGTAGCTTGAACGTCTCCAGCTCTGGATCATCTTCTGCTACCAGTAGAGTATGGTCAAACTGATCTTCTAGGAAACGTTTTAGTTCCTTGAGTCCGCCATAATCGGCAGCCCAGTTGCGTACATCCAGATCATTTGTGCCAAAGTAGAACTTCATGCTGAAGCTGTACCCATGAATGTTATTACAATGACTATCTGCTCGCCACTGCCGATAGGCACAGGGAAACGCATCATGATATTCTTTTGTACTTGTAAACTTGTAAGTTACTGGTTGATTTGTCATAATATTATCCTTGCTTCCACCATGTCTCCCAGGGGAA